AATATGTTGAATCTGAAAAACTCACGGAACTCACAGATCCAAATGTAAATAGAAAGAAGATCTGTGAAGCTCTCATCAATTCCTATGTGATCCAAACGATGGACAAAGGCTTTTTTCACGCAGATCCCCACCCCGGTAATTTAGGGTTTTCATCTAAGGGCAAGTTAGTCTTCTACGACTTTGGTCTCATTGTAGACCTTTCCGAAGAACTTCGCGATGGGTTCAAACAACTCTTCGGATGTATAATAGACAAGGACACGAAGGGAATTGTTCAAATTCTTGTGAACCTCGGTGTCATAATACCTATGAGTTCAGATCTTTCAGATATTGAACTCTTTTTTGAAACAGTTTTGGGTTATCTTGAAACCCTCGATGGTTCAAATATAATAAACGACGATATAGCGGCACAACTTGCGGCTGAAAAGCCATTCATGGTACCGACGAGTTTTGTGTATTTAGCAAAATCCTTCTCGCTCATAGAGGGTATATGTATCCAATTAGATCCAGAGTTCAACTACTTCACCTACCTAGAACCCATGATCAAACAACAATTTGTGGAATCAGTTGACATACAAGATGCTATCATGAAGACGGCAGAAATGCCCGCGAAGATACGAAATATAAGTACGGCTGTTTTGGGTTTGGAGAAATCCAAAGCGGCCATGAAAAGGTCTATGTCTAAAACAAGACAAGATATACGCATGGTTCAGTATAGTATAGTGAGTGCCCTCATGGCGCATCAGTTTGATGATACACCATTAGCGATGGCGTTTGTTCTGTGTACTTTGTGGTTTGCGTTTAGTTCTCGTAAAAATCGATAGCGACTTCTTCCTTTTTCTGAGAACCCTTGAAGAATTCTTGGTGTTCTTTGAAGATTTCCTTGACACGCCGTTGTTCATCGCGGCTAATATCCGACAACTTTTCTCGGATCTTACCCACGTCTGTGTCATTTTGTTTCTTCATCTTCTTACCAAACTTCTTGAAACGGTTAGTCTTCGCCATGAAAGTAGTGGAGGTTGTAAGTGAAAACATCTTTGTTTGTTACATTCTAAGGACATTTAATTTTTAAGCGCTTCAACTTTTCTTCAAACTCACGCCTCTCCCCTGGCGATTCTATCTGTTTGCCCGTCGTGAGAGCCTCAATCTCTGGTCCTGTGAGGTGCATTGCGTTTACCCTGAAATCCCTGAATGCCTCCATCGTGATGGGTGCGAGAGGTTCAACCAAGTCATAAATAGCATTCGCATAGTCCCTGATCTCCTTTTGGGCGTGATCATCCATACGAAGATGGAGATAATGCATCAAGTTGTGGAGGTTAATCTTCCAATAGAATTCGGTATATGTACACTGTGGGAGGTTACCACGCGCCTGTTCCCGACACACCCCCTCCTCAAGGAGGCTCTCGTACAGTGTAAAAGAATGTTCTAAATGTTCGTTAATTTGGTTCGTCTTTTCTTCATTGACCTCCACAACACCCTCAGACCCCTGGTTATTTATCTGAGACTGACCTCGTAGAATCCCTGGGTTGTAGTACTGTTTCGGTACGACGGAGTAGCGGGCGGAGAGTTCATTGACGGAGGCTGTTCGATGTCGAAAATGTTGACGGGCGATGTAGAGGGGCATCTTGATGTGGAACTTGAATTCCACCATTTCGAAAGGCGTTGTGTGCCAATGTCGAAGCAAGTACCTGAGGAGTCCTCGGTCTCCTCGGGAAGTCTTTGTTCCGTCTCCATATGATACTCTGGCAGCTTGGACGATTGAGGTGTCCAAATCTTGTTGCGGCATGTGATCAACCAATCGTACAAATCCTTGGTCCAAGACATCTTTTTGCATGTTATTCTAATTCTTAGTTCCCCCCGCTTCCTTAAATGAGTTTAAAAGGGTGGGTATTAATATTAATATGTATACACCAACAGCCCTATCCCTTTTCTCTGGGTGCGGTGGAGATACACTTGGTATGACACACGCTGGTATTAATGTAGTGGCATATTCTGAATTGAAAACTAAATTTCAGGAAACACATGAACTAAATTTTAAGAATTCAAAATTGATTGGTGGTGATATAAATAAAATAACAGACGAAGATTTTGAAAAATTATCTGGTAAAATTGATATAATATTTGGTGGATTTCCATGTCAGAGTTTCTCAAATGCTGGTAAGAAAAATCCAGATGACATGAGAGGTCAATTGTACCTCCAATTTGTAAGAGCCGCGAGTATAATTAAACCTAAATACATAATCGGTGAAAATGTGAAAGGTCTCTTAACTCGTAAGACATCCAACGGTGAAAACTTCATTGATATTATTGTAAAGGCGTTTAATGATGTTGGATACACATGTCATTATAAAGTTTTGAGGGCGCATGAACACGGTGTTCCACAAAAGAGGGAGCGTCTTTTTATTGTGGGCTCTCGCGACGCAGATTTTACATTTGAATTTCCAGAACCATCTAACAATGAAGTGGGATTAAAGGACATTCTCAGGTTTGATATGGAAGGGGCTCTACAAGTTCCAAAAGAACTTATACATGAAGCCGGTGTGAGTGAAGAGAGTATATTAGTAGGAGAAGGTGAGCCAGTTGGAAAAGTTCATCCATATCTCATCTCACAAGAGAAGGTGCGGGGTGTCATATGGAAGGATAAGCGTGTGAGTGAGTATCAGTTCTCGTTCGGTAAGAGAATATCACCAATTCATTGTGAAATTGTTGATATCACGAAGCCAAGTAAAACTATCATATGTACATATGATCATCAACCGAGATTATATGTTGCTTTAAAAACGGGTGATGATTATTATCTGAGACCTTTTACTGTATGCGAATTACAACAAATACAGGGATTCCCTGCGGACTACAAACTCGCGGGGAATTTAAAAGAACAAATTGTACAAATTGGTAACTCAATTCCACCAAAATTAGTAGAAGACATCGTAAGACGTCTCAAATTTTAATAGACCAGTTTGGGCGTGGCCTTGACTTGAGGCCATTTGGAAATGACACCGTTCTCTTAAAAAACTGTCCATATTCGTGATATGAAATATGACCATCATTTACGGCTTTTTCTATCTGTTTCATTGTATCTTCATATAGCGTCTTTAATCGTTCTTTGAGAATACAATCACCCGGATCTTTCTCTTGTCCAACTAATTCACTACTATGCTTGATAGATATTATCCTATTCTTCGTATTTATGAAAATATAATAGTAGTCATCATCTATACTGGGCATAGTATCATTCAATATGAAGACCCCTTTACTTTTCTTACACTCGTAAGTCATTGGATGAGGTACATTTGGAAATATAACATTTCGAATATCCTTTGACTGCTGAGATGGCGCAAAAGATCCAATTTTACCTCCCATTTTTCGAATGACATCTGACACAATTTTGATGTAATTCCGTTCGTCACTCTGGGTGTTTGAGTCATTCGAAAAATTGTCCCATGGAAATATGGCCTCTAAGTGTTTAATTAATAGCTGATTTATTTCCATGCTTTTTTTCATATATCGTGCGATCTTTGTAACTTAGGTGATATATCTTTAATCAAGTCATTGATATCACGATAGTACCTTTTGAGATCCTTCATAAACCTCTTATTATTCTCAAGAACTTCACACTCGGGTTTGTTGAGATAAATCCAAGCTAGGTTTGATTTTGAATATTTTGTCCTCTTTTGATTGTCATTGGGTTTGCGAGCCACCAACTTGGTGGACTTTTTGGGTTTCTTGATCGTCGTGACTTCCACGCGATTCACAAAACTGAGAGCCTGCATGACGGTGTCAGCCAAATCATCCTTCTTCTTGGACTTGAGGAAAGTGTCCAACCAATGAGCGTTCACGGGGCCGCTACGAATGAATTCTTCACATCTCTCAATGGAGACCTTCTTCCGTTTGTTATACTGCACTTTCCCAGGGCCAGCGACATCTGGAATCTTGTGACGCGCATCGTAGAGGATTGTCTCCGCATTAGGACATTTAATGATAAAGTATGCGTGGAGGAAATGCATGACGGATACCATTTTCTTGTTACGATCTGGTTGCTTTTCTATGAGGATTGTTTGGGCGGTAAGAACCCAAGGTCTTTCATCGAGATGCTTTCTCAAGGAGACATATATACCATCTTTGTGTTCAGGTGGGACACCGGAAACATCCCA